ATTATATTTGTCCTATCTCTTTCATTATGGCTGCGGATTTTGTATTTATATCTTTTGCCTTAGGCATAGTGTCCGCATTGTACGCTTTACCTAAAACTTCTGATGCTTTATGCGCTTCTTGTATATGACGCATACTCGTCCCTGCTGGCTGTATACCTTGCGCTCTGGCATCCTTATAAGCCTTTAGTTCCGAAGTCCATTTCTTGTCAGAAATATCTCTCTTAGCATCTCCAGAGTTCATCTGAAGAGTCAAGCCTTTACATCCAAAACATCCTTCAACTGGAGTTGGATGATGTTCCCAGTGTTTCATCTATCCCCTTATATTGCTGTAAAGTTAGCCTCAGTTACTCCTACACCACCAGCAATTAGTGCTGCTTTTACTGTATCGTTAACTACATGCTCATGTCCACCAAGATAGAACTCATCATAATCTGCTATGTCTTCATCAAGTACATAACGCACTCGTGAATAAGTTCCACCACTTTTAGCAATACTTATACCTTTATCTTGTTTGTAGAAATAAAACAACCTATGTTTACCAATTGGTGCTTCTTCTACAACTGGTGTTGTAAATGTATAATCTGCCATTATTCTCCTTAATAAACTTACTGTAAGGCTAGAGTTTCCTCTAGCCCTACCGTCAATCAACTAAGCGATTGAAGAACCTGATTCGATTCTGTACAGTGCCTCTTCGCGGTAGCGAGCAAAACCTAGTACGCCGTACCAACCCATTGGGCGGTGACGCATTAAGCGGTCAACTACTGGTCCGATAACTGTGTGTGGCTCTTCTGCCACTGCCTCAGCAAGTGCTTGCTGTCCGCAGATAATTGTGCGGTATACACGAGCAGATGAAGAACCATCTGTTGCGTTGTATAGACGTGGAGACTCTACGAAGTATGCACCTTCGTATGTTCCAATTTCTCCTGCCCAGATGCGGTCTTGTGAAGAACCGTATTGGTTAGGAAGTAACCATCCTGCTGAACCTGTCTCAGCACGTAGGTCGTGAGATACCTCTGGGTGTAATCCAGCCCAGTATAGTGAACCCTTGCGACCATTAGCCTTGTTAGCACGTAACTTAGCAACAGCCTTACGGATGTTTGCTGAAGATAGTGTTGCGGCTGCTGTGATAGTTGCAGTTGATGTTGCTGTTGAACCTGAGTAGATTACGTTTGAACCGCCACGCAATGTTGTCATTGCTACGGAGTCAATAGAATCTGCTAGGTTGAAAGCGATGATGTTTGCGATTGCTGGGTCAACATCTGCAAGAGAGAATAACTCTAATGCACGTGTTACTAACACTGAGTTACCGTACTCGTTAAGAGTAATGGTTACTGATGTTGGTGTAGACATTGCTACTGCATCTGGGTCAGTTGTTTCTGTCAGAGGAGTAGTTGCTACTGAAAGGTCAACATAGCGTTGTAGAACGACTGTTGAGCCAGGAATTGCTTGACGTGCTGGACGCTTGTCTGCGACTGAACGAATTAGTGGTTCAGAACGGAGAGCGAATTCTAGTAAACGGTCATATGCCTTTTGTACTAGACCAGCAGCACCAGCGGTACCTCCGAGAGAATCAGAGGCTGTTGATACGTATGCCATTTCGTCACCTCCAAGTGACTATGAACGGAATTATTGTTGAGAGCGAAGTACATCCAACAATGCGTCCATTGAATCCGCATTATCGATGCGAAGACTTAGGTCTTCTGCTCTGTCGGGAGTAATTGCTCCTTGAGTAATAACATCTTGCTGCCTTAAGGCTGCTTTATCTGTTTCACTTACTCTTGGTGCCTCTTCAGCAACTTTAATACCAAACAATTCAGCGTTATCATCGAGCCAATTATTAACTGACTCCTCGTTAACATCATCTAAATCTTTTAGTACTAGTCTTGCTGCTTTAAGGTTTACACCCTTCTTTTCTAGGACTTCTTTGACAGTACGCTCACGCTGCGACTTGGATAGTGACTCAAGTTGCTCAGTAAGTTCCTTAATACGTTTCTCATCAGCACGCTTTGCTTTCCGTAACTTTTTAAGTAAGTCACTTCCATCACCTGCGTACTCATTTGTAGTATCTAGGTCGTCCTCGTCTTCATCCCAGTAATTGTTGCTCATAGCAACCACCCTTTCTATTCGTTTGTTAGTCGCAAGCCTCAAGTCAATTCGGGGAAATTGGTTGGCTCTTGCTACCAGTCTTATACGCTAATGGGGCTGGTCGGTCCATTAGGATTCTAGTTATATTATTCCTGCTGCTCTATCTTTAGATGCAAATCTTCCAGAAGAACCTTGGAATCTTCCCAATTCTTCTTCCTTTAATTGTTCAAGAATATTTTGTTGTTGGATACTCTTTCCAAATACTGCTTCTTGGGCTTGAGTTGAAGTAAATTGTCCACCCTTAAATTGAGCCAATGTTCCCGCTCTTTCAAGTTGTTTTACTTGACCAAATCCAGTTAAGGCTTGTTGATAATCATAACCTTGTTTAGCAATATTAGTTGCTGTAGACAAGTCCATTGCTACGCCTTGTTGTTGTGCAGCAGACAGTACTGATACGCCTTTAACTTTCTGACTTAATTCTTGTGCGCCTTCTTTACCAGTCAATATAGCCTTAGCGATAGATACTCTATCTACTCCAGGGAAGTATGTTTCTAAAGTCTTTTTCAATTCTGTTGGAGCATAATCAATAGCAGTAAATACATCGCTAATAAGATTTCCAACTTCAAGTACTGATTTATTTAAACCAATAACTCCGCCTAAGAAATCTTCTGTTGCTAACTCACCTAGGCCAGCATTGGTTAATACCTCGCCCATCTTTGCTTCAGTTGCAAAAAACTCAGCAATGGTAGGAACAGTTACCGCCATTCCCTTTTGTTTCATATCTCTAATAGCAAATATACCAGCAAAACGTTTTGTAAATTCTGGAATAGCCTTTTCATTCTCGGCCTGGTATAAAGCAAGATTTAATGCCTCGTCTACAGTAGAACCTGATTTATAGAATCCAGATACTAAACTGTATAGTTTTTGAACGTATGGTTTATTTGCTTCATCTTTACCTAGTAACAATCCTAGGGTTGCTTTAAATGTATCAAGAGCCAATACTCTTTCAGGAGTTTTCTCTTCTTCAGTTACTGGCGCTGTTTCAAACTCTCCATAATAAAATCCACCTTTGCCGTCATGGAATTTCATTCTTCTTTGTTTTTTATCAGTAGAATATTCCCAACCAGCAAATGTTCCTGCTGCAGGGAAAGTATCAGTAGCAGGAGCACTTCCACCGCCACCAGTACTAGGTGGAGTGTATCCAGGTATAAATGTATTACTTGGACCAGTTTGAGGTCCTAATCCCGGTTGAGTTGAACCACCAGTTGATTTGTTAGTAACCGTTCTAGTATTTTGAGTAGGTGTACCATACAAATTTAAAGTCTGAGAAAAGTTAGGAACTGCAGCAGTTGTAGTCTTTGTTTTTGGGGCAACATAGACGTTTGTAGCAAGTGGATTACCCTGGTTATATACAAATGCCATTATACTCCATATCCGAATGCTCTACCCATTGCGGTAGCGGCACTTCTTGCAGCCTCATTAGCAGCAGTTGTAGATTCCCAACGAGGGCTATTTCTCAATGCTAATCTAAACTCAGCAAGAGACATTGTTGGAAGTTTACCTGCGGTACCATCTGGTCTTAACGCTTTATCTAAATCAATATCATCTAACTCAATTGAATTAGGGTCTAACTCTAACTCTTTAGCCATAAGATTAATGTAAGGAGAAGCAAGGTCTTTCATAGTAGAACCAGGATTCTGTTTCAAACGTTCTGCATATTGAGGATAGTTAACCATAGCCTTTTGTGCAATAGTAGAACGAAAATCATCATTCGATATTTCACCTCTAGCGATTTTCTTTGCAGCAGTTTGAACTTCTACCTCAGAAAAATCTAATGGTCCAAATCCAGCAACTATTGCTCTAACATTGCCAAGAGCAGTTAATGCTTTTCCGCCTAAAGTCTTTTCGTCTTTAAAATTAATCTTAGACCAAATCCAGTCGGAAGCAAAAGTGTCTGGCTTGAAATATGAAGGATACTCAGTTGTAAGTATAGACTGTATCTCTCTTTCAGCAGCAGCCTGACTTGCACCTGGTGCTACCTTAGAAGTTACAGCCTTTACAACAGTCTCTATTTGTTTAGCCTGTTCAGCATTAAACTTCTTTATAAAATCTTCAATATCTTTATCAGTGATTGTACCAGTAAATTGAGCGTCTTTAGCAGCCTTATCAATAAGTGCCTTTGCGCTAACTTTATTTAACTTAGATACATTTCTGCTTGTGGTTGTAGAATCTTTTGGACTACTTGAACCACCAAGATATGTTTTCATAAACTCGGTAAATCCGGCTATATCTAGTGCTGCCTGATTAGTAGTCTGTTGTTCTTTTTCACCAGCCATTACTCAACCACCTTTAAAGTATCGTTATCGAAGTAAATTTTAATCATAGTTTGAAGTTTAGGATGAAATGCTGATATGTTAGTATCAATATACGCTAAGTATGCATCTCTCATTTTAGCCTTACGTGGGTCTCCATCTGGAAAAGATTTATATAAAGCAGCAACTTGGTCACGAAGATTCATGAACATTTGTGCATCTTTCCAGTACTCTGTGTCACCATTCTTTTTCATAAAGTCATCATTTGTAGTGATTAACTTTAATGCTCTGGCATAGTTGTAGGAATTATCTCCACGAACACCAGCCATATATTCGTCATACCAGGCTTGACTTTCTTCTCTAAATGTAGTACTTGCTACATATGCTAGATAGTCACCAAGTTCTGGATGAGAACGGAATGATTTGCCATCAGTAATTTGGGCAGTCAATGCGTCCTTCAGGGCAGTATATCTTCCCCACAGGATATTCTTTTGACGTTGCAAATCTTCTTCTGCTGGAGTAAGTCTAAGGTCATTAATATACTTGCTTGTTCCAGGCAATTTAAGTTTAGGGTCATTTAGTAATCTTGATATAGCAGTATTTCTATCTTCTGCTTTGTACTCTATATCTGCACCTAATAGACCAACTAAAGAAATATCTCCATCTTTAATTTGAGACAATTGCTTTACTAAGTCTTGATTATCTTTAAATATTCTATTGTAGTTTTCTACAGTAGGGACTACTCCAGGAATATTCTTATTATAATCTTTAAAGGTTATATTTTCAAGAACTAAATCAGTTCCGACAGTTGCTAGTAATTCATCGCCAGCAAGAGTCTTTGCTTCTTCTCTATTTTTACCTTGTACTTGATATTTATTTACAAGTGTGTTATATAGATTATCAATCATACTTGCAGGATAAAGATTAGTCTCTACTGGTACACCAAATGGTGATACGAAACTATTCTTAAACTTCTGGAACCATAAACCTCTAGCCTCGGCTATAGCCTGCTCTTCAGTTATAGGCTCTTTATCTATGCCCATATCGTATAGCATTTTATGATATCTATAGACAGAGTTTACTGATTGTAAGAAATCTGTCTTTCCCATTGGGGTAGTAGCATAGTTGTATACAGCATTACCCCAAGATGGAATAAATGCTTTAACAGGAGAATCTTGTGGACCATAAGGGAACCATGAGTTATACAATCCACCAAGCATTGTTTGTAACCACTCAGGACCTTTTTTGCCGCTAGCATAATCTTCAGCAGTAGGCCAGTTTTTAAATATTTTTGCCGATGTAATAGATGTAATAAAAGATGGGCTTGGATAGTTAAGTAAATATCCTAATGAACGTGCATTTAATCTTACGCCATCACCTTTTGATAATCCTAAATCCTGAGTTCCAGGAATAACTAACCAGGCAATATCATCAATATTATCTGTTGGATTACCGTTTTTATCTACACCAAAGTTCTCAAATGTTCTGCCATAATTGTAGGTAAATCCTA